CTGCTTATAACGTTCGCTATCATTCAAAGGCTCATATCCAAGATCATCATAAAGTGTATTTGGAGCAAACGTGTTCATGATTTCTCCACCACCAACAGAAGCTCCGTCTTTTGCAAGTACATTTGTACCTACACCATATATTGGGAAGAACTCCTCTCCTGTATTCACTACATCCTCAGGACGAACATATCTACGTTGGGTTTCTTCAGGGCGTGTACCAGCAGCTTGTTTAACAAGTGCACTTACACCTTCAGCTTGCTCAGCTCTTTCAAGAGCTCTCTTTTCTTCTTTAAGTTGTTGTATTCCTTCAACCACCTTGCCTGCAGGACCTGCATATTTACCGATGGCTTTCATGAATTTATCCCCTTGCTTTTCTTCCACCTCAATAGGATTATTAACACTAGCAGGAGCTGTAGATATAGTACCAGATGATGGAGCTGACATACCTACATATGTCTGACCAGATTTCCATAGGTCATGATCTGACTTCCAAGACTGATAGTCAGGATAGTCTGATTGTTGAGGTTCAGGTTGAGCTTCAGTTCCTCCTTGCGCTTTCTTTATCTTCTTTCCTTTTCTAGCACCACCAATAGCAGAAGCCATATCAGCCATACCTTCTTCACCACCCATGGTTTGAAAAACCTTTCCAAGATTACCAAGAGATGCACCTATTCCTCCTCCATCACCACCATCTTGCTTTTGGGCAGCAGCAAGCTCAGCCTGTCTGTATGCTTCTTCTTTACGCATTTCATTTGTAGATCCTGTAACACCATAGTCAACAGCATCATACATCTCTTGGAAGTTTACAGGTTGAAAACCTGCACCTGACTCACCACCAATGTATGAACCGATCTGGGCTTTCTTCAAGGCTTTGCCATGTTTAGCCATGAATGCTTCTTCTGTAGGATACTTCTTGTAGAATTCCTTCTCAGACTTAACACCAGCGATTTTGAGCATTTTTGCTTTCATATCAGTTATATTTATCTAACCAGCCACCCTTGGTTGGTTTGTTATAGTTTGTAAAGTTAAGTAATTGGTCTAACTTTTTAATAGGTTGAGCATCAGCATTATTCACACTAATTCCTTTTTTAGCCACAGGATACTCTGTTACATACTCACCATCAAATTCATAGTCTTCTCCAGGTTGCATGTATTGTACGTCTCCTGTGTCAGATATACCAATCAATGGAACATCCACACCCTCCATAGTGATATCTGTGGATGGGATGATTACAGGGTTGCCCCAGTTCTCAGGGTTCCAATATCCTTCAGGATCTATCACAGTGCCATCTTGACTAATGGTCTTGGGTTTGAAATCCAAACCTTCTTGGTAGTATTTCATCTCCTTACCATTCTGTGCAGAAGCTTTTGTCTTCTTAGCATACTTACCATTGCTAGGAGCACTACCAGCTACACGTGCGTACGTGAATCCTACAGCACCTGGTAAGCTACCACCCATAGCCATCTCATCTTTGTTTGCAGTGGCTAAAGCTCTACGAATTTTATCTGGATCTGTTTCAGGGGTTCCATCTAAACGAAGAACCTTTTGTGTTCCTTTGTTTGGTGTGTTATATATAATTCTTTTCCTACCACCAGTTGTAGCACCTGAACCTAAGAAATCTTCTTCACTAACCTCCATTCCATTTACTATATACTTCTTACTTCCTTTAGGAGTCACCTTAACTTCTACTTTAGGAGTTTCATATTTAACTAATTGTGTAGGTTTTTTAACTACATCAATAGGAGTACCTTCTTTAAGATAAAATCTATCACCATAATTTTCTCCTTTGATAGCATTTTCATATTTTAAACCTTTAGGTTTTGTTTCAATGCCACTTTCATATAGTTTCTTATTCTTATTATATAAGTTCAAACTATCTTGATATGCCTTAAGTTTTGGATCTTTAGGATCGTTTACTATAATAGGTTCACGTTCAGGTTTTTTATATACTACTGGTTGTACTGGTTTTCTAACACCTCTTAATCCTTCTTTTGTATTAACAACTGTAGGTGCTTTACCATTTAATCTTACTAAATTATTATTTAAATCTGCCCAGTCACCCCATCTAGGAAAGGTTTGGCTTAATTTAAGGCTATCATTATAAGCTTTTAATCTAGGGTCTTTAGGATCATTTGTTATAATTGGTAAACGACCACCTGATTGCATATCTCCCCATCTCTTAAGTGGTGTAGGAATAGGTTTTCCTTTTTCTACATATGGGTGTCTAATCTCTTGTTCCCATTTCTCAGCTTCTTGATACGTTTTAAATGGACCACCAAGATGTTCACCTGTCTTTCTGTATTCAGCAACAGGGTCTTTTAAATCCTTACCACCTTTAAATGTAGGTATTAAATAAGCAGGTTCTCCGTCTACTCCTCCTATAGATGTAGCTAGTTCAGTGCTGGGCTCAGCATAAGGAATTCTGTAACGTGAAGGTAGTTTGTAACTAATAGGTTGTAAGAAACCACCACTCTGAAACTGCCCACCCCATGCAGGAGAATAGTTTCTACCTTTGGTGTTATATGCCCATCCCTTGAACCCTGGAGGAAATGATACATCAGGATTGTTTGGGTTGGCTTTCTTCCCATAGTTATCCTTGGTCTTTTGTTTCAAGACCAATCCCCCTTGTTCATATTTGTCTAACCAATTGTTCATTACTTGTAAGAGATTTGAGCAGGTGTGTAAATAAACTGAGAAACCAGGTGTGCATCACTGCGGTTATCAAGGATGTGTCTCACCTTAAGTTCCTTAGCTCTCAGAGGTTCCTTCTTGAAAGATCTCTTTCCATAGTCCATATTAGCCTGGTTCACCACCTTGTCCAAAGACAAGCTCTCGCACGTGCGTATGAACAGAGGTTCTTGCTTGTTCTTTACAAGACTCCAGAACGTATTGTATTGATAGAAGTTATCACTCTTAGTGAATGTAATTGTCTTACTATCAGCGTTATACATAGGATACTTTAAGTAGTCCTTAAGGTTGTTGATTGGTTTAGGAACCAACTCAAGCACACCTGTACTCTGTTGACCATTGTAAAGGACAGCCTTATTAAACCAAGCATTGTCAGTTTCTATCTTGCGGTTGTCATCAGACACACCATCTGGGTCAGAGAAGTATCTGTACGCCTTGGTGTAATCCTGAACAGATTGTAGGATTTCATCCTGATACTGATAGGCAAATGGATACTCAATGATGTAAGGTTCTATGTTTCCATAGAAGTAATTATACACCACTGGATTCTTCAAGTGCCTCCAGATACAAGCGGTTGATATTTGGTTATACGTGGTAGCTGCTAAACTTACAGGATTAACTGTAGTGACAGGGAAGTTTTTCTTGCTTTTGCACTTGCCTGTAGATTCTACAGTGATGACATTAACAGCATCATCCACAACATAGCTCACCCCAGAAATCAAGTCCTCCTTGGAAACACCCGTTGCTAGAGTGTTTCCAAGTTGGTCAATGATTGTGAAGGGTCCCGCTGTGGGTCCTGAGCTAGTTAATTTTATGATGATTGTCTTAGCCATTCTTATTTATTTTAGCAAGCGTTAGCTCCGTCAACTGAGATGTATGCAGTTTGTGGACCAGATACTAATACAGAGTAGTTGTACGTACAACTAAATCCACCAGGTCCTGAAGGACAAACAGATGTGCTTCCTGCAATTGCCTGAGTGTTTGAGTCAGTAAATGTGATGCTATCTCCTGCAGTGATTCCACTTATTGTAAACATATAATTACAAGATGATGTTGATACAGCACCAGCATTGAAATTTGGTCCTGAGTTTATACTAAATTGTAAATTACCAGCAGATGGAGAATTTATGTATTTTGTATAAACTAACAATTGAGTAGGTGCTGCAGTACTAGAAGTAGTTGTTGTGGTGCTAGAAGTAGATGTTGTTGTACTAGAAGTACTAGAAGTAGTGGTAGTAGTTGTAACCACTGTAACATCTATGTAGTTTACACAAGTGCCCGTAGACTTTATTCTTATGGTTGTTGTACCATTAGGAACAAGTGCAGAAGAATAACCAGCTAGAAGAGCTGCCTTAGACACCCCTGTTTCAAATGCTGAAACATAACCATCTACATTTGAGTAGAGATTAAAAGGACCTGTATCTGTCCCAGCTGTTGTTAATGTTATTAATACTGTCATTTTATATAATATTTAAAAGTTATAGTGGTGGTGTTGGTTCTTCTTCAACAGCTGTTCCAGCAAGTGAGCAATCAAGACTAGTTGTTGTAGTGGTTGTTGTTGTGATTGGTGTAGCTGTGGTAGTAGTTGTAGTTGTTGTACTACTAGTAGATGTAGTAGTGGTGCTACTAGAACTTGTAGTAGTGGTTGTTGGTGGTGGTGTACCTGTTGTTGTTGTAGTTGTGCTACTACTAGATGTAGTGGTAGTAGTTACAGGTATAGCTGTAGTTGTTGTGGTAGTGGTAGACGATGTACTAGTTGTTGTGCTAGTAGATGACGTTGTTGTTGTACTACTACTAGTGCTTGTTGTTGTTGTGGTTGTACAGTTAGTAATAAACACAATCAATCCACCAACCACTTGGAACACTGTGTTAACAGCCTGAGAAGCTCCTGTAAAATACCAACCGTTTGGTATTGTTGTACAATCAGTTGTACCATTGGTCACAAATACCTCAGATCCAAGATAGAGTCCTTGATATTCAATAGTGAGGAATGTGGGCACCACGTTTACATATGATCCACCAAATGTATTCAGATAGGCAACAGCGTTACATGCGGCTGATTGACTTCCTGTAGAAACAACACTGCTTGGGGGAGATATAATATTGTAGCCTGTAAAGAACACCTCGTCTATTAATTCATCAGGTCTTGTACAAGGAGGTATTGGAGGTGGTACTGTCACCACAGCTGTTCCTGATAATGTACAACTTGTTTCTCTAACAGTTCCTGCAAGATTACAATTCTTTGTAGTGGTTGTAGTTGTAGTTGAGCTTGTAGAAGTGGTAGATGTACTAGATGTAGTAGTGGTGGTTGGAACAGGTCCAGGAACACCAGCTATCACTTCAAAGTCATCACAACATCCATTAAGACCAGAATAGAAGAAATTATTCTCACCAATATACCAGTTAGGGATGTAGCTATGGAAGCTTATCCAACTCTTAGTATTGAAGTTGAAAGACACTGTCCAGCTCTTATTACAGAAATAAGTTTCATCTGTTAGATACACTCTCTCACGTATAGTGATTGGTTTAAGAGTAGTGGTGGTTGTAGTTGATCCAAAGGATGTTGTTGTACTAGTGGTAGTGCCAGCAGATGTGGTTGTACTAGTCGTGGTACCAGCAGAGGTAGTTGTACTAGTGGTAGTGCTATAAGCGATTTGTTTGTATGTCTTTTCAACATAAAACTCTCTATTTACAGCATCATATTTAACATCTTTGCTCTTTGGAACATAGTCAAGTTTAGTGATGAGCACTCTGTCATACTTGCTATCAAATACACCATGCAGACCAATTCCTGTGAAGTGGTTATCTGTAGGCACATCTGGGAAGTAACGCAGGATTTCAAATGCTAGGTGATCTGTAAAGAACCTATTAAGTCCTGAACCAAATCCTGACAAGTCTACAGCCTGTGTACCAGAGATCAAAAATACCTGACCACGCTTAGCATCCACAGACACTTGTCCTTGTGGAATCTTCAGCAACATCTTGTTTTGGGTTCCTACATATCCCAAATCAGTTTCTGCGAAATCAATCGGAGGAGCTGATCTAAAGAACTGAGGATTACCAACATATGCTGCTTGAGGATTACTTGTATCAATCGTAAGGAGGTTGTTGTACATGAGTGTCTTGTTCTCAAAACGAGCAAGCACTGCCTTGTTCTGAATTCCATCTAGAGATACAAGATCTCCATAGTTCTGAGGAAAGTCATAATAAGATATAGCTCTGTAAATCAACCAGCTATTTACCCTATTATCAGAGTCAATGTTCTGAGAATCAGAATAGATAGCTCTGAAAGGATAATAGGTGAAGCAAGGTCTATTCCAGTCAATAGGTAGATTTGTAAATGTATTCTCTCTGTTCTGCTTAGAATATGTGACATTATAGTAGTAGGTGTTATCCTGAACAATAGGAACATAACTTTGTTGCACCCAGTCATCAGGAATACCTGTACTCACGTGAGGCCAGAAGTCACCCTCTCTGTTGTTAAAAGCTTGACGTAAGTCTACGTTATAAGAGCTCTCACAATAGAAATTAGGAATACCATACGCAAACAGATAGAAGTATCCATCATAGAATGTTCTTCCAGGATTGCTATCCTTAGGTTGTCCAGGAGCTACAAACTGACTGTTAGGACAGTCAAAGTTGTGAGCCTTGTAGGAAATAATGTTTGATAACACACCTACACTTGTAATAGTGTAGTCTCTAAGAATAGAACGTGCTGAGTGCCAGTATTTTGGATAGGCTATGTTACCTATCTCATCATAGAATATATCACTATCATCAGGAGCATTTACACGGTTGTCAATAAAGAATGGAAGCTTGGTCTTGAATGCAAACCTGCTAATGAATGTATCACCACCAAACACTGTTTGTATGTCGGGAGTGTTTTCATCTACAAGCACTTGGAAACCAGTGTCCACCGTGCTGTAAGAATAGATTTGTCCGTATTGGTTAACAAATACATTCTTAAGAGATGCGTAATAAGAAACAACAGACATGTCTTCTTCCTTAGCAGGAGCTTGACACTTGCTTCTTTCTGATATAGTGAATCTTGATATGTCTGTAACTATTGAACTTCCTGCAGACAACATGTTAGGGCTTTGGTCTGGGAAAGGAAGACCTGGTCTATCTAGGTCAGTTCTTAGGTAGACAGATGATTCTCTTTGGAAGTTGTTGATGTTATATATATCACCAACGTTCTGTACACCAGGAATCAAATATCTAGCGATGTCAAGGTTACGTTGCTTAATCCCTAGATCATCAGGAACTCCCACCCCATAGTTATAATCTCCTATGGAGTTGAAAGAGTAAGCATAGTTCTTCCTTGTAATACCATTTACATAGATGGTTAAATACGCCTGATATGCTGTAAACATAGCAGTCGCATTGAATGGTGTGGTTACATCACCTAGTTCTTCAGCACTTTCAAGAGCATCACGCTGAGCTTCTTCTGTTAAGAGTTTGTACTTAGCGTTATCTCTCACCTCAACAAAGTGACCTTTACCTCTACCAAACATTACACTCTCAAGTTTAAGAACACTACCTAAGAAAGGCTGTCCAAAAGAAGTTTCAGGAGAGTTAAATATCTGTCTGTATTTTTCTGTAAATCCAGGTTGAGGATTCTCAGCTTTACAGTTTTCACCTGTAACAAGTGTTGGACCAGTAAAACAGATTTCACCAGGGCCTTCAATTTGTACAGGACCACCTGTGCCAGGAACTACATATAATGTATACACTGGAGAGGTAGGCCATCCATTCACCCATTGTGTAGTGATACCTGTATAGATGTCGTTCCACTCAATTCTACCACCTCTAGCAAATGAAAGAGGACCAGGATTACAAACCTGAGCTGTCCATATCTCATATGTAGAAAGCCCCACCCTTCCTGTTGCAGGACCAAGGATTGTAGGCTTACCTATTGAGCAAAGTGGATATTGACCAATTGCAAAGTATTTCTTCTTTGTTGTTTTGTTCGTATTGCAATCAGTGTATTCCACCTCAGCAAAAGAAGGTCCACCAGCAGGGTCTAGACCAAGTGTGTCTATGAATACACTATACCCATCACAGATTTGTGAGTAGGCATTGTTAGTTGTATTAAGGAATGGATCTGGGTTAAGATCGTTGTATGGGTAGTTAGGATAGTAGTAGGTTTCTTCTTCTCTCTCATACGTATTTACGTTTCTAAGGATACCCTTAGCAACAATAGACTTGTTTGTACCACGATCAGCACGAATGATTTTAAATGCTACAATATCATCTTTCTGTTCTGGTGTAAGAGTGGATGTCTGAATAAGTGAGCTCACTAGTTGTACATCTATTTGTACACCAATAGGGAACACAGCATCATTACCCTGAACCATACCTGAAGGTCCTGTAAATATCTTAGATTCGTAAGCAGGACTTACGTTGATATCAGGGAACTTGTGGTGCCTAATAGGCTGACCAGCAAGATCACCCCATACATCTTTATTACATGGGTAGGTGTCTGTTGATTCCCAATAACCAAACTCACCATACTGATAAGGGCCTCTGTAATCAAAAGCTGGCGAATATCCAGGACTTGTACCAATTACAAATCCTGTGTTATAGATTTTCCAATAAGCGCTATATCCTACTCCTCCAGATGTGTAATCAGGAACGCCTATAAAGTCTGGGTTGGTGTCTGGTACATCAGGTTGTAGATTCTCTGTAGGACCTTTGATTCTACCAGGAATATGAAATCCATCTGTCTGCTTACCATTCTTAAGCAAGAACACTATCTCAAAAGCATACACCTCATCTCTCAGATAACCTCTGAGATTGGTGGCATTCAACTCATCTGAATAGTTTTGGTCAGCAGGAATTCTCCAGCTTTCCCATAACAGAGGAATTTGATTAGCAATGCTTTGGTAGTTAATACGATCAATAGATGTAAGGTTGTCCCATATCAAGACATCTTGTGCTGTTGTAAGGTCTTGAGCAATATCGTAATAAGGGAACTTCTCAAATATATCATTGATGGTCAGTCTGATTTGTGTTACATTCTGACCAGTGTATGGGATTTCTTTTTGAACAGCATCAATATAATATGTGCCAACCAGCTCAACAGAAGTGATGTCATTGATTGTCTTAATCACCGCTAAGTTGAAATACTGGTAAAGTCCTGTGTCCTCAAGATTGCTTATATTAAGGATGATAGACTTCCCAACAGGATAGTTGAAGTTCACTGATGTAATGAACTTATCAGCAATAGGTGTTGGGTTGGTAACAGAATAGTAGGACGTGTAAGGATTACCCTGAGCATCAGAGTATTGTGCAGCAAACTGATATGTACCAGCAATCAGGTTACCTGTGCTAGTAACATCAATTACCTCCAGTTGAGGGATGTTAAAGTTGGGTTGAAGCTTAAGTTGATTACAGTCTAGGTCATCTGTATATTCTGGATCACAGAACGGAGTTCCAGATTTTAGAACTTTTGGAATATTGTCAATGTCCAAATATCTCCTAGGGTTGAATCCATCTGTCCAATAAATCTCTGTGGTGCAATTAGTTATCTTATGCGCCACCTTATGGATGGGATAGCCAGTATTGAAGTTGAGGCAAGGAGCATTTACAATAACACGATATACGCAATCATTGTTCTCCATCTGTCCAATCTGACTAGCTCCTGTATCAGGGTTAGTGATAAAGAATATATGTTTGTTCTTCTCTTGGATGAAGTGGTTACCTATAAGCACAAAACCAGAAGGGAACGTAACACAAAGTTCGTTCCCTGGCTCATTCTGATAGTTTACAGAATTAGCATCATAGTTTTCAACAGCAGCATTTAATGCATACGTTAATTTCCCCTTCGCAATTTGGTTAGGGGTTTGGTCCATGTTAAGACCTGTAGTAGCATTGTTATACTCCTGTCTAATATTGCCTTGTTCCTGTTCAGCCATTAGTATTAATTATTGCGTCTCCAACCGTATCTATTAGTACGATTAGGAAGTTCATACATGTTAAATCTGTTCAAGTCATTCTTAATCCTACGTTGCTTAGTCCAAGGATCTTGCTTCTTAACCTCAATATCAGCCATGATAAATGCCTCATCAGCCATCTGTTTGTAGTTCACCATCTTCCTTTCTAGCTGATTGTATGTCTCATCATTCACTTGATTGGTAAGCGTTTCTATCACCTTATACTTAATGAAAGCTTCAACAAACTCTCTAATACGATAGTTGTCAGGAATCAACTGATTTCCACCAGCATCATATTCTGTAGCATAAAACAACAGATGCACCACACCATTACGAAAGTTAGTGACAAACTTATTGTCTCTGATATCAAATGAATCATACCAAGAGGAACCAGGAGTGAACTCATTAATAGGAGGTGCCTGTGCATAGAACTCCCAGTTATTGGTATAGTCTACACCACAGTTACCTTGTGCAGATATGTTACCAGGTTTTAGTAAGTATTCTCTACGATAGCTAACTGCTGTTTGATTATTAGTCTTGTATACTGTCTGAACCAATTCAGGCATACAAGATCCATCACATCCTACATTACCACAACAAGGGCTGGGGATAGTACAATCTGTGGTGATAGGGCTCACCTGAATTGTTGTAGATGTAGCAGCTTGTGAGTAGAATGAGTTAGCCTGTTGATAAGGGAAACCATTTACAGCTGTACACATCCAAGCCTCTCTCACAGCAAAGAAGTTGTCTGGGAGCCTAGCTTGATAGTCGTTAATGTATAGGATTTCCTGAGAAATCACATAAGTGGTTCTACCCAACTTTCTGAGACATTTGTCCAGATAGGTGGGGAACATCAAATCATCAACTGCCCCTGTATCAAAATAGCTTTTGAATTCCTCCTTAACTGTAGCGTATACAGGCTCAGGGCTGATGAAATTATATTTGTAATAGTATGACATCTATTTTACTTTTTCCATTCGTGATAGAGATGTTGATATTTATCGTCAGCTCTTATATAGTGAGAAAGAAGTCTAGACGTGTTTCTGGAAGGTTTAAAATACCACAACGGTGATTGTCTGAATCTAGCTGTTGACTTAAACCACATCCATCCAAAGAAGAAGCCCTCTGTGTGAAAGTTAAAGTTGTAAATACGTTTACCTTTCTCCTTTGTCTTTTTCCAGTCAATAGGAAGGTTGACAAACTCTTTTCCATGAATGTCTTTTACCTTCTTACGCTTTTTCTTGTTTATGGCAAACTCACCAAAACCAAAAGGCAGCTTTGCTTTCTCTCCTGTCTCAAGAATGTATTCTTTAAATGCATCGTTAAAAGAATAAACGATGTTTCTCCATTGATCAAAGGTGAGCTTTATGGACGGATGTTTCTTACAGAAACTGTTGTAGTTTTCTTTGCTGGCGCTTCTCCAGTCTATCTTTACTCTCATATCTTATCTCAAATTTGGAGCGTTAGGTGCTTGACCATCAACTCCATCATTTGTGATGTCTGTCTTCAATTTGAAATACGTAGAGAGAAGCTTCTGAGAAGTGAGTTCCAACACCTGCTTTTCTAGATAGCCAGGAACTGGAGATTCTTTATCTAAAGGATTTACACACAGTTGCTCTGGTGTATAGCTAGGAGTTCCGCATCCACATTCTGGATACATTATCTCATTTGGAACATCTTCCTCGAAAAGAGCAACAAGTCTGATTGCTTTTAAGAGTGGATTGTTCACATACAGATATCCGTTAGAAATCCAATAGTATTCCTCCTTCTTAATTATAGGAAGCTTGAGCAAGTTCACGTATCGGTTGATGGTTATTTCCTTAAGTTTCTTTCCCTGACCACTCATGGCGTTAATTGAATAAACACCCTGAATGACATATTGATAATTACCCTCTGTAATCCTAGGCAGCTTGAATCTTGTTCTAGCCACTGTGCAAGGATCTACATAATCACAACATTCAGAAATAGGAACTTCCACCATCTCCAAACAGGGAATGGTGGTAAAAACTGTATCGGTTGCCCATAACTTCCTCAGATTAGTCTCACGCTTAATCAAGAGGAAGGCATTGTTTCTAATTTCAGACATGACAGCTCTATCCGTGATCAAGTTGTCCGTGGAGAGCAACTTGTGCATAGAGCGCGTATCTGAAACTAGCTTCCTAAAAGTTGACATTATAAATACTGTTTGAATATGTTTGTTATTCCATCTTGGAGATCTATCAAGAACCCTGTCACCTCACCCTTGGTGATGGTATATCCATTCTTATCATCCCAAGAACTCTTGGCTGTAGAGAATGCAGGTAGTTGATAGAATTTAATACCATTGAAATCAAGACTCATTTCATGGTGTTTGTCACCTGTAAATATGTAGAAATTATCGTGTTCTGACCATCCGTTCTTAAATTCCATAGGGAACAAGCCAGCAAGCTTTGCAGGTTTTAGAGCATCTCCGTGGTTAAACATTAATGCTGATGTACCATAGCTCACATACTTTCTATACCTTGGAGAGATGTCAAAGAATACACGCTCCTCATTTCTGAAATAGGTTTGTAACCAACTGGCTAAATGCCATCCTACATATTCATCATGATTGCCAGCCACAAAGATTACATCCACATTTTCTCCTTTCTGAAGGAGCAGGTTTATCACGCTCACTTCATGATCACATATTGCCTGAAAAGAATCGTGATACGAAAGGATGTTTTGTTGTGGTGTACCTTTTGTAGTTGCATTGGTGAACTCACTGTTAAACTCATCAGAACCAATGATGTATTTGATATCTGTGAGATTGTTAGATAGGGAAGCTTGATTTAAGATTATTTCCACCCTCTGGATGAAATCACCAAAGCGCTGTTCTATATCATTCTCTCCTCCTATGTCTAACTTGTTTAAATGGGAATCCTGTTTGTTGATGATTAGGCAAGCATCTTTCTTACCTTTCTCATATCTAGGAGCCATTACTTCTGGAGATACTGGCTTATAGTTTTCTAGGAAGGAGATGAAGCTGTCTTGAAACACTTGTTCATCCTTCTTCTTACCCAACCATGCTTTTACTTGCCAATGAGGACTGTTTCCATTACCCCAGTAGTTCTGTACGTATTTAGTTATCTCCCACTTCTCTGTGTCAATATTGCACTTTTCAATTAACTCATCTAAGCTTTTGATTTCATCTTTAGAGTTAAATACCACCTCACCTGTTCCTTTCTGTATATCCTCTAAAAACCTTACTACATGGTCTTCTAACTCTCCAATGTAGTTTGAAATCTCAGCATCATTTTGTATTTCTTCTGATCCTCTCAACCCCTTCAGTAACTCATCCACCTCGTTCTCTGTGATGTTTAGTTTGTCTGCATAGAACTTTTTGCTCTTTTTCCAGTGGAGCATTTGCTCCAGTTGTTGCAGAAGGGATTGATTTTCAGGCATTTACAACTTTTTTAAATTAAAATTGCCCTAAAGGTACGAAGGTTTTTTGGTATTTTCCAAATTATTTTAACCTTTCTGGTTATCCATTCTAACCAACTTAGTTATAAATAAAAAAACTCCCCAGGGTAGAAACCCCAGGGAGAAACCCTGAAAACCAACAAACAGAGCTTTTTTATTATTTTACCCTACGGTTGTAGTGGTTGTTGTTGTAGCAGGTGCTGTTGTTGTTGTTGTGGTTGTTGTAGGACACACTCCAAGATTAGCTGATGACACACCTGGTATAGGAGGCACCACTAATGTTCCTGTACAAGCACATACGTAGATGATGCTAGGACCTGCTACAGAAGTGTTTACAAGAATTCCTCCACACTGATAGTAAGATATATTAACAGGTGAAACAGTTGAATTGGTCACAGAGTAGAACGCACAAGAAGGACAAGCTATTGTTGTAGTTGTTGTGGTTGTCGAACTTGTGGAAGTTGATGTTGTTGTTGTTGTTGGACAGCAATTACCTAAGGCCACCTGAAGATTGTAGATCTGTTGTTTAAGACTACAGATTTGAGTGTCAATCTTTTGGAAAGCCACGGTTGCTGTGTCATATGTTGCAATTAATGTACAAGATAAATTAGGTCCGCTGTATGCAACATTGTTAGTTGGTGTAAGGGGCGTACTACAAGGATCACATCCGCAGGTAACAACTGGAATCGTTGTACAGCATGGATTTTGTGGAAGGTATATCATTTTATATAAAGAGTTTAACTGTTAAGGAATATACATGATGTAGTAACATCCCAGACCAGGCTGGTAGTTAGCATGGGCTAATCCGCCTCCTGTAGAACCAACACTAACTGCCACAGAAACTCCTGTGAATGCTGTGTTTGTACTAGTAGACGAACTCTTTATGCCATTCATATCCATAAGGTCACCTGATGTACCAGGCTCATTCTGATCAGCTTCTCCATGGGCATATGCAATTGTATGCAAGTGTCCAGGATCAGTTACAGTGGCTGTAGCCAAGTGAGAGTGAGCAGGAATCTCTGTAGCTGAAAGAGTTACAGTGTTAGAACCAGCAGTTCCTAATAGAGCATAGCTAGGGTTACCAGCTACACCAGGGTCCACTGCAGGGTTGAAAGATCCTCCACCCATACCTGTTGTAGCACCAACTGGTACACGTCCTCTTTTATCAGGAGTGCCATTGTTACCATTACAGAGGTAGATTTTCTCCCAATCAGTTCCAACAATACCAGCACCTGTACCATCAAACTTACCTGTAAGAGATCCGTAGAACTCTACAACACCATAAGGAACCATGCGGTTGTAATACTTAGTGCTAGTTCCAACGCTAGTTAAATAGGCTGCAATTAGAGAGTTAAGATCAGAAAGCTTAACATAGTTCGTGCTTACATTAAGAGAAAGAGCATCAAGCTCTACTTCTAAGCCACAAAGCTTTGTAATAACAGCTTGCAGGATTGCATGTGTTCCAGAGGAACCAGTTACACCTGTAAGACATCCTACACTGTAAGATGCTTCTAAAGCAGCAAAATCATCCTCTAGAGCAGTAACGCGTGTGTCTAATTCACACACAGCTTTGATGATTGCACTAATTACGTTTGGAAGACTAAGGTCTTCACATGATACAAGATTCTTACTTACAATCTCGCAAATAATTTGAGGGTTGATGGGTAGGATTATTCCAGTTCCATCGAGAGTTGATGTGAGAAACGTAATCAATGCTTGCTCAACATACGAAAGAGAGTCTCCTGTCTTGATTCCCAAAATAGGAACATCTACACCCGTATATCTTACGCATTGATCAGATATTGTTTCTACACAACCGTTATAGCAATTTGAACAAATGTTGGACATTTATTTATATTTTAAAAGTTTTACTCTACTCGCAATCATGTTCACCGTGAATGGAGCAGCATAATCGGGGTTACAATACTTATAAGCAAGTATTCTTCTGTAGTTTATAAGAGCCAGCATTACCCCTCCAGGCACAGGCTGGTTCAACATAAACACAACATTGTTGTATAAGTTGTTTGCAAGAGAAGCTAGTTTACAATCTATATCAGCAATTAATGCTGGAATACTAGCGCATTCTGGACAACTTGTAAGCCTGGGTGATAACATTTCTTATAAGTTTTCTTCCTTGTTTTATAGCACCATTACATGCTGCACAAAGACCGTTAATCAATTGACATCCACATCCAACCTTAGCTCCACAGTTTTTACACATAGCCATATTAGTAGAAGTTTATTATGTAGTTGGTTCCAGAGCAACCACAATTGTTTTTTATAAAGTTATTCAGCATCATATCTGCCTGAGTATAAAGCCTTGTTGCTTCAATATCAGCACAGTTGTTTGCAGCAGCAATGGCTCCCTGCATAAAGAAGTTGATAGAGTTGAGATCCACAAATGCTTGTGTTTTGATAGCTCTATCACATTCCATCATATCAAGCCTCATAAATGCTCCATCAAACTTCTCCTGTAACTGCTCCACACGCATAATTGACCTCTCTACGAAGTTTATGTATGCAGGAGCTACAGAATATCTTAAACGATAAACCCCATCAGGCAGAGGTTGATCTACACCTACGGGGCTTATTCCTAAGTTTGATGTTGTAAATATGTTAAAGTCGTTAACACTGAATGGTTTATAGAATGTTCCAAATCCAGGAACCGTAATTTCAATTGTAGCACCAGAAACAACAGGTGGATTAGTTGGGTAAACGGAAGCATCAGCAACCCCAAGAGTTGTTACATTGTATGTTGGGATTACTAATATGTCTAGTTTTAAATCTGCCATGTTGCTTTAAATAAATAAGCCAGAGGATTGAGTAGTATCCTCTCACCTCTGGCTTAGGTTATATAATCTATGTTACTTGCCTACTATTACGGAATCAAGGTTGATGTTGTAGTAGTAGAAGGCCATACAGTGGTTGTTGTAGAAGTGGTCGTTACACACGCACCGTTCTGAGCAACAACTGCACCAAGACCTGCCACAAGAACTGCTTCCACAGCGGTTTCCATAGCGCTATCCTTTTGAAGAGCAATGATTACAGTGCTGTCTTCATAGATATAATCGCCCCACTGATAAGCAGACTTGTCGAACTCATTAAACTTGATGTAGTAAGTGGTATATGTAGTACCATCACTCACCCAGCTTTCAAAGTTCTCATTGTAACCGTTCATCCTGTAGAGATGCTTCAAGTAACCAGCTTGGTAGCTGTAGAAGTTTTTCTCTAATTGTGCAATCTCTGCAGAAGTACCAGAAGCGTAAGAAGAACGCTGTACTACAACAGGATCAGCAACAGTGTTACAAGGATCAGCTACAATGAAGTCAGCTGTGGTTGCAGGTCCGCTAAATACGAATGTACGGAACCACATTCTGTCATACTCGAAAGGAAATGCTGCCACATCACAAGGCTGACCATATTTGGTAAGAGGCTTACCAGTGATACGCAAGAATGCGTTTTGGTCGTTACCAATTCTCTGGAACTGATAGAAGTCAGAGAAAGTGATGTTGTCAGGGTTGTTACCAGGAGCTTGAAGATTGAAGTGATAGATAACATCATCAATCAAAGCAGGTACATCAACGTTAGTACAAGGATCACCACCGCAATCACAACAAGGTGCGTTTACAGTTACTGAACGAGTGAAACCGTTGAAATACAAGGTGTCAAGGTAGCTAGAGTGAGCACGAAGTGTTACAGTGATAATATCACCACACTGTGCGTTCCAGTTAACAACGTCTGTAATTTGAGTGAGAGGAGTAGGACAACCGTCCACTTTGTTCCACTCAGTTACATTGCTGTTACAACCAGATCCTGAAGGACAGCCTTTAATTTTATCTGAACGCTTAGAGCCTTGCAGATAAGTGTTTGTACGGCCCTGCGCAATGTAAAAATAGGGAGACGCTGCAATGTTTGCAGCTGTAGCTAGAGTGTAGTCGGATTTAAAAATACCAAACTGTCCAGCTGTTAAGTTTTGCGTAGATCCAGAACTAGGGAGCGCAGTTTGCCCTACTGGAACTACGAAAAGCGTAGTTAATGAAAAATCAGCCATTTTGCTTTATTTTAGGTGATTGAAAAATTTATTCGTTTGTCTGTATCCTGAACTGTGCACTTTGAACAGCAGCAGCGTTCTCTGTGTACATTGCTAGGTTTTGTACTGTTAAGTCTAACAACTCATCCTCTAGATAGAGTTCAAGTTCGCAGTCTTGGTCAAATGATGGTTCACCGTCTAACATGATGTATCCTTCTTTATTAATGTATACAGGATAGCGCATGTAGGAAATATATATCTTACTCGGAGTGAACGTACCATCTGTAAAGATGGATATTTCATCTGTCGAGAGGAAGTTGAAAGTCTCTTGATATTCAAAAGACGGCCTATAATGTGTATTGTTCAGAATGAACTGAAGGTCACCATGTTTAGCTAAGTCTCTGTTAATCCAGATCTTTCTATCCTTACACACCCCTTTGTCAGCTAGTACATATGCATCTAAATAGAACATGTACTTAGGAACAAGTAGGTGTAGATTAGCAAACCATTGATTTAGTTCTT